CGGTATGTTACTTTTTCCCCTGTTGAGGGTACAATCATATCATACTTTGGGGTTGCTATTTTTGGTAGCATCATTATTTCTCCATTGTTATTAAATTATTTTCACGTTGCTCTTGCTAATTCCTGTATTCTATTAGTTACTTCTGAACCAGCTTCCGAGTCAGTTAAATCAAACCATGTAGTATATGCCATTGTTACTGTCATATTCAACAAGGAATTCTCACTTGTATTAGATAAGTCAATAGGGCCAATTGCTCGAGGCCATGCATCCTGTAATAATACAGTATATACAGGAGCATCATCTTCGTTTGCAGATAATTGTTGAATAATTACATCCTTACAATAGTGTGATTTATATTGTGTTTCGAAGGTACTTCCAGCACTTAATTCTTTACTGTCAATAATCATGTGTTGCCATAAATCAAAATACCTTCTTACATGATAATCGTTAGTTAAAAGAAATGTAAATGTAATATCATCTACTAACATAGAATATGGTTTATCTGCTGTGAAGTGGGTTACTGGTTGTGCCATTGCCACAATACGTTTTCCCGGTAATTGTACGGATTCACATAACAGATACATATCTCGTGAATCGTGTTTTCCTATTTCACCCATTCTCTCATTCCAGTTATTTAAATCAATGGCTTGATTCTTGTCGAGATTTAATAAAGAATTCATGGTAGTATTGGGGTGAGTCATATATATTGCAAATCGATTTCCCCTTGCTATACCACCTCTTCTTGTTATGGTTGCTTTTAAATTATCTATTCCCGCTGGTATTGGCATTAGTATTTCCCTCTAGATTTTGTCCAAACTGTACTCTTCCTTGCCTTCTTAAATGATTCGATTGGTAGAAAGATTGCAATATCCCATTCAGAAGCATCTACTTTCATTATATTAGAAGTAACGTGGTCTGACAGATAATGTTTAAAACACGGTCTGAAGTATTTATATTTTTGTGCCCCTTTTATTAAACCATAACTTAATTTTAGTCTGGTAGTTTCGTCAAATTTTTTATTATTCGCAATTTCTACAAGATTATCTAAAAATATTGCACGATGTTTTAATGGTAGATAATGTAAATTCATACCATAGAATCCGCCAGGTGCTTTCTTCACCATAATTGATAGGGGGAAGGTATCGTAATAAGGTAACGTCTTCTTTAACTTCGGGTCGTAATGATACATATACATTTCCCCGACTCTTGGAACTGATTTCTTGACTAGACGAGGGTCTCGAATCATCTTCTTCTTTGGAATCTTGGACATATTCCCTACCTTTTTCCTGAACCAATCCATAGATTCCTTAGAACGTTTGGTAAGTCCTCGTCTGAAAGCTTCCGCCTCTAATTTATCGAATAATGAATCTGCCATTATAAACTACTTTTTCTATTTAACATACTCTTATTTATAACGTTTCTTTAATGATTTTCCTACTTTGGTCTTAGAGAATTTAAACTTATATGTCATTGTTTTGATACCCATAGTTTCGAGTTCTCTCTCTGTCCATATAAGGAACTTATAGCCGGGTCGGTCATCACAGAACTTCCTCGCAGCATCCCACTTAGAAGTATTCTTCATATAAGTTAATGCTTCTTTCAAGTTTTTTCTTTTGGGGGGTTTGGTTTGGGATAGTGGTTTGATTTCCACTAAGTAGGTATCCCCAGTTACGGTTCTTATAGTTAAATCAACAAAATACCTATGTACCTTTCTATCAGTTGAACATACATACCCTATAATAGTTCCCTCGGAGTTCCACCACTTCACCCAAGGTCTTTTTTCTAAGAATCTAAACGTATTTCTTTCCCATAATGACCTATACACGACATTATTTCTATCCCCCATATACTTTTCTGGGCGTTTTAATTTATATTTTCCTTTATATGTTTTTCTCATATCTCTATTTATCATTATAAATAAAGGTATAACGTTCATATAACAAGGAAAGAATTATGTCAGATAACTTAAGCTTAAACGACATTGAGAAAGCACGTCATTTTGGTAATGCGGGGTTTTACTCATATCCAAATTATCTCGGGCAAGACCTCAGAAAAGACGGAATAGTTAATTGGAATTCAAATTATGATTATACAATGGAAGTAAATCATGCTGGTGCAGAAGAGATTGGTATTTTAGAACGAGACAGAAAATTTTCAGACCGCAGAACGGAAAATTTATTAGACGCAGGTACTACAGACCCATTTATTATGTTCGAGTTTGTTAAGATTGACCATAACAGTGATGGGTCTGATACAACAAGTCAGAAGATAGCAAAAAAGATTGGTGGAGTTATCGGCGATATGTGGAATGGCCCAGTAGATGAAGGAAAAGCTTCTGCTAATCCACATGATAATTCAACTTTTAAGACTGTCGAAGTGCAAGAAAAACAAGGTGCTGTAGATAAAGCCAAGGGCGCTGCTGCTATGTTTAAAATGTTATCAACCGCATATAAATCTTGGAAACCAAAAAAAATTCCTGGCGATACTATCGTTCTTTATATGACACCTGGGATTTCCATTGCAGATAATATATCTTATGATGAAGATACACGAAAATTAGCTGCTGTTATAGAAGAATTTGATAGTGTCAATTTTAAAGACCACATGACAGGTCAAGGTGCAAACGATATGACTACTCTTGCGATTAGTGCTGCTGCTGGTATTGGTGCTGGTGCAGGTAATCTTTTTCAAAAATATCTAATGCGTGGTAAGGGTGGGCCAATTATGGGAATAGTTACTACTTTACTTGGTGGTAGTATTGCAGATGCTATTAAAGGTGAGGCCGAAATGCGTAGAGGTTCGACAATGAATCCTAATGAATATATAAGATATAAAAGTACCCCTCTCAGAAATTTTAATTTTGATTTTAAATTTCTTCCAGATACCCCAGAAGAATCTATCCATTGTAAAAATATTATTAAATCTTTTAGAAAAAATGCACACGCCACTAAAGCATCTTCCATAACAATTGAAATTCCTTCTACTTGTATAGTATCCTTTCACGGTATAAAAGATATAGTCCAACTTCCCCCCTTAGTAGTAACTTCTGTTAATACAACTTTTAGTCCGACAGCAGTAACACGTTTTACAGATAAAAGACCAGTAGAGATGAATTTCTCGGTAAGCTTACAAGAAATACAACCAATTTATAGTGGTGATGTAGAGGCGGGGTACTAAGATGAGTTATTTTGCAAACTACAATAAAATAAACATAGACTTAGACGGTAAAGGAGTATTTGATAATATATGTAATCTTACTAATAGAGTAAAGGTAAAAGATACTATAATTAATAATCTCGGATATTATGATAAGGTAACGGTACAGGAAGGGGAAAGACCAGATGCTTTATCCCAAAGACTATACGGTACAACTGCATATCATTGGACATTCTTTCTTTTAAACGATAATATTTCTAATATATGGAGTGGTTGGCCAATGAGTTCTGCACAATTAGTAGAATATTGCACTAATAAATATCAATACATGGCAGCATTGACCGACGATAATATGGCTGGTTTGTTCAAAGAGGGGGAAGAGGTTACTGGAATATTGTCGGATGCAGTAGGAACGATAAGAGAAATACACGTCAATAACCATTACTTAACGATAGAAGTAATCTCTGGTACATTTAGAAGTACAGGTGAATCCCTACATGGTGGGGAACTAGGCCATAACATGATTGCAACTAGTATTGATTCAAGACGACTTGCACCTAAGTATCATAAAGATGTAGTAACAGGTGAGATAGTACGAAAGAGAACTGCTGGAACAGTCCCCTATACTTTTTTAGAATGGGAAACAGCAAGAAATGATGAAAACAGAGATATAAAAGTAATAAAACCAAATCATGTAGCATCAGTTGCTGCTGAATTCAAACGAGAGATTGCTAAGTAATGAAACTAGAAAATGATTCAAGCGGACGTTCTCTATTTGAGGTTCATTTATCATACGATAATGTATTTCAAAATATAACAGAAAATATTAATTCCTGTGAAATACAAGAAAATATCCACGGAGATATGGAAGGTAGATTGTCTTGTCACGACGCAGCTGGAACACTCGATTCATTAATAGGAACTAATTCCGCAATTCGTATTAAATTTCCTTATTATGGAAATGAAATTAATGTTGGTTTTTATTTAGATGGTGTAAAGAATGTTAATTTTCAAACGGGATATAAAGAATATATTATTAAATTAACTTCAATAAATAATATGATTAATTCTCGTATGTATTTACAAAAAGTATATAAAGGTCTTTCTTCTGATATACTTAAACAATTGTATGAAGATATATATGGAACTGACCCAGCCGCTTTAAAAGTCTTGAGTCCAACCGAAACAGAAGGAAAATATATTGCTCCTAATATCAATCCAAAAACAATTCAGAAATTAATACTTTTAAATTCATACGGAAAAGGTCAAAGTCCTATGTTTCTATATCAAAAATTAATTGATGGTGGGGTAGCAACTTTAGAGAGTTTACATGATATGATTGATAAAGAGAATTTTATATCAATTACGGATACGACTACAGGAGACGAATGGACTTCCAATCTTGGTTCTATAGGAATTTTTCAAAGTCTCCAAGTAGAAAAATCATATACCGATAACGTTAAGAAAACTAATCAAGGATATTATGGAAAAACTTTAAATGTTTATGATGTGGAAAACACAACATTTAAGAAAGTTATAGTTGGGGAAACTCCACAGGCATTAACCACTAATAGAATATATAGAAAAAATTATTATACAGAAAAAGATACTCCTCTTTTACATAATTATGAAATTAATACTGATACATTAGGAGAGGTGGGGTTGTTGAATAATGTGGAATTAGCAATGTTAAAACGAACTAATATGTTTGCAATTAAAGTACGTACATTGAATATGAGTGCTGTTCCTGTATTATCTTGTGGTGAAACTGTTGGATTAGTTATTCAAGAAATAGATACGGGGTCGCAACATGTTCATAATGGAAGTTATTTAGTTGCAGGTATCACCCATAAAATCATCAAACAAGAAAAAGATTTTGAGTATACACAAGATTTAGAATTAGTGAGGCCACATTAAATGATAATAGAACATGGAATAGTAGTAGATGTAAACGACCCATTATTAAAGGGCAGGGTTCGTGTTCGTGTTCAAGGAGTACATGACTCGAATGAGTTCAATATTGACCTTATCCCCATAGAAGAATTGGGGTGGAGTGATGTTATATCCCCAGGCAATAGTGCAGGGTTTAAAGGGAAAGGACATTCATCATTTTTATTAGTTGGTTCTGCGGTTATAGGATATTTTGATGATGCTACCAAACAAATATTTACTGTATTAGGAAGTGTTCCTACTACGTCACCTGAAGAAGATGCTGATAATGTTAATGCTCTTTGTTCTATACCAGAACATACAACTAAAGTTAAGTGTGAAGAAGCGGGCGGACATT